GGTCATCGATGTGTCTATCGATCTGCTCCACCTCTTGGTGATACCACTTACCCTTCTCTTGCTCCCTTTGCTCAAGAATCTGCTCCGCATTTTGAGCGGCATTTTCAATTTCTTGTTCTTGCTTTTCCTTGAGATCCACCACATCAACAAGGTTGCGTTTAAGGCGTTCTGAATCAGTCAGTGGCAGTTTGTCAATTGCGTTGTTTTTCCACCAACCTTGATCAACTGCATCAGGCCCACCTGCTTTTTCAATAGATTCAATCACATCTTCACTTGCTCCGTTTTTACGAAGGATATTGTAGATGTTTTCTTTGGCAGACTGAATAGGTTGATTGTATTTCGACTGGAATTCAGGATCATTCTTAATGTCAAAGATTGCACGGAATTTTTTCAACTCGTCGTAATCATCAGGTGCTTTAAATTCCTGCTGACGTGATTCCATCTCCACAACACGTTGCCGCAGTTGCTCTGTTTCCTCGGCTTGCTTCTTGTATGTGGATGCTGTCTCTTGCAACTTTCTCCAGTTGGAGCGATTAACCTCAGAGAGATTGCGGGGTTGCTCGATTGACGCAATTTCTGGATCCAGTTCGACCTCTGGAGTTAAAGGTGCTTCTGGAGTATCAGAATGTTCCGTAGATTCAGCAACCTCTCGCGTTTCCTCGATTGGTTCAATTTCCTCCGTTTCGCTTGATTCAGGTTCTTCTGCAAACACTGGCTCAACTCCACTCAATGCATCGTCAAGCAATGCATCAATTTGCGATTCAGTTGATTCATCAATCGGATCTGCGTCCAATGATGGGTTTCCGTATCCAGTAACGCTGGACTCTGCTTTTTCGTTTTCGTTTTCCATAGATTTATTAATTAGTTGTTAATTTACTTCATTGACTTCTCTCCACGGCACTTCCATTTTTTGCGTGAGTCATGGTACAATTTTTCCACTTCCTCTGATGTCATATTATTTTTAATCCAATTTGCCCTCCAAGAAATTACCCTTACATTTCCTTTAGTGTAGCCAAGTGATGGTATGATTTTATCTAAAGACGGACTATTGTTTTTTTCTTTTGATGTTGAGATTTCAATTCCAAGAACTGAACATTTATCTGGAATAATGATATCCCCTAATTCAATGTCAAAATTAAGATTGTTTTCTTTAGCTCTAAATTTAGCGGAGTAAAACAAAGACTTCTGAATATTGTTTTTTCTGTATTTTTTTGCATATTCATTAATTCTTTGTAAATTTTGCAATCTGTAATTGTTTTCGCATTCTTTGCATGATCTTACTTTTCCATCACTCCTAAAGCAAAAATCACCAAATGTTTTCCATTGCTTACATTTATTGCACCATTCAAAATCACCATTAGGTTTTGGTGGCCTAGTGGTTTTGTGATGGCATGGGTGACAACTTTTAATTCTGTGTATAGAGTCATTTCTTACTTTTCTAATATCTCCACATGATGGGCATTTGCACATATAGAATGTTCTTTTGCCTTCTTTTATTGGCCCTTCTACAATATAAGATTTCTGTAATTCAACCATGAAATTATTATCTCATAGACTTTTCACCTTTGCAACGCCATTTTTTTCTGCTTAACTGGTTTGGGCTATTGGAATCATCTTTCCAATCACCTTTAATATTTGCGCTTCTAGCACAATATGCGTCCGCTTTTTTTGTGAGTGGACGAATACGATCCTTGCCATCCTTGGCTTTTCCAGCTTGCCCGTATTCAACTGTCCTCGTTCGACCAGTTGCCTTGTTAGTGATTGTTTTACTGAATCTTGGTTTGATTTCTGCCATATAATTTGACGTAAATACTAGGTACTTTTTCCGTCACATCGACGTGTAATTACCTGCGCTGGGATCAGCGTTATCATTTGAAGAGTTTACGCAATCTTCAATTTCTCGCAATGCCATCTCAAATCCTTGCTTCAACATTGCTTGCATTGCAACTCCTTCGACGGAAACTTCCGTTATGAAAGGAATTCGGCTGCGTAAATATAAACGCAATCGACTTCCTGTTTTTTTGTCGTAGTCACGAAGACGTGATGCGTCAGATTCTTCCCATTTCATATTTATTTATTAATATATTTTATTCCATCATCGACTTAACTTTGGATTTAACCTTGCGGTAAGCCTTTTTGCCAGCGGCAGCAAGTTGATCCAAATTTACAATGCCTTGGTCGCTCATGCCTTGTTTTTTAATGCGATCATAATTTGCCTTTTCTTTTGAAGCATATTCTGCTTTCTTTTCCATTTCCATTTCGGATTCGGAAAGCAAGTCTTCAACTTCCGCTTCTTTGTCTTTAGGAGTTGGAAGAGGTTCAACTTTTTTCATAAGTTTAACGTCTTTTTCTTTTACTGCGGACGATGGATCCATTTTTGCTTTGGAAGCAAGTTGGCTAATCATTTTGGCTCGGTCTGGCATAATATTATTATCCTGCTGTTACTGGTTTAGGTGGTGCAGCAACTTGGTTGACTGCGTTATTTTGTGAGGGATTTTGTGTTCCAACTGCTTCTCCCATTGCGGTGGCCTGTGCAGTCGATGGTCTACGTCCACCTCCTCCACCACCACCACCTGCTGCTGCTGGAAATAAATCACCTTCTGAAATTGGTGCTTGTCCTGCTGTAAGATGAGTAATTGCCTCGGAAACTGCCTTTTTGTATTCGGCAATCTGCTTCTTGTCTGCACCCTTCGCTTCAGCGTTCTGGACGTGACCGATAAAGTGCTGTACTGCCGATTGTAGGGGTTTAAGCATCTCTGGAGGCATAGACCCTGCTGGAGCAGATGCAATGAGCGGGAATAGCTTCTCCATGATTGTATTGATATGAACAATATCATTGTCCCGTGGAGAGACTGGAATGTCCTCACCTGAAATAATGCTCTGAAGCTCGATAATCTGTGCGCGTGTAGCCTCAATTGCCACTGCCTCAACCTGATCTTTCGGAAGGATGACTTGGTTAGCGATAGATTCACCCACTTTTCGACTCCAATCAAGTTTCATTAGCTCATCTTGGTTGATATTTGGGTTTCCAGTGTAGCGTTGGATCAGAAGATCAAGAATTGCAGCGTCCTGACCCTCGGTTTGTGGAAGAAGTTCCTCTGCTGGTGAGAATGCCATCAACAAAATGTCGCTAGGTGGCAAATTACGCTCCAACATGGACAAAACGCATGAAACTGCCTCTTCATCCAGATGCCGTGGGATCTCAAATGGCACTAGGAACGATGGGATCTCAGATTGCGCCTGTTCAAATGCCTCTACAACCTCTTTTCTTGCCCACATTGCGTTTGGGTTCTGAAGACGAGCGAAATCAATCTGTGTTTTTAGCTCAGATGCAGCTTTAATATGTTCTGGATGGCAAATTCCACGTTGCATACGCTCGACTGCCTTGGAATACTGCTTAACCCAACGCATCAGGATGCCTTCGCGGATCTGATTTTCAACAGCAGCAATGCGATTCACCTCGGATGCGGTCTTATCTCCACCCGTTATGTTCATAACGCTGCTTGGCAAGAATGTTCCCATCTGAATCTCAGCCAATCCACTCATGAATTGATCCAATTTGATGAAATCTTCCACATCAGCGGGAATTGCAGACTGAACTACGTCATATCCTTCTGCCACATATGCTACGGGATGCATTACTTGAAGCGGAGGAATGCCTGTTTTAGCGGTTGGGCCTTTCTTAAGTAATAGCATCCCGCGCAAATATGAGTTATCGACAATGAGATTTCTCGCTTTGTCGATAGCAATATGCGTGTTGTATAGATCACGTCCTGCACCACGGGATGACATCAATGCGCCACTGCCAATCTCCACAGAGAATAACGCAATTGTGTCCGACATCCTGTTGTATCTATCCAATTGTGTGCAGATTTCATCTCCGCTTTTGTCATCGAAAAGATAACGCGAAATCTTACCAGTGGGTTCACGGATCAACAACTCACCAAGTTCGACATATTTCGCGTCATTCTCGTAGCTTGCTCCATAGGATCCTTCGCGCATCCAATCCTCGTAGCGTCTAGCATCATCGTCAGAATCAAGCGTTCTCCCAGCGGGTGTTGCGTTATTGATTGCCTTAATCAGATTGTTGATATTCCAACCTGCAAGCACAGAAAGTCTCGGTTGTTCCAGCACTGGAAGCAATTCCGCAATCTGGTATCGACGCTTCCTTCCCCAAATAGGAGTTGAATCGGCTTCTTGCGGAGTCTCGATGCTGAAGAAAGTATAATCTTGACGAAGGAACTCAGGTTTCCAATCACGAACGTCATCCCAACATACTCCACAAAAACCAAATGTGGTATTCTCATGCGTAACCTGTGCAACTAGGTCATCGTGACCCTTCCATCCTCTGATGCATTTGGTGATCTCTTCACGGAACACTTTTGTCTTTTGCTCCTCGCTAACACCCTCCATTGGAAACTTGGAATAGGTAAGTGTTGGTGATTGCTCGATTACTTGTTTAAATGGTGGTTGTAAACGGCTAACCATCGTAGACAAAAACCCAGTTGGACGATTACTGCGCCAATTCTGACCCATGCTTTCCAGTTTTTTGGCACTGTACGGAGGTTCATTGTTTAACTTCTTCTGAATAAGTTGGTTTTTGCGATTGCGCTCAACATTCTGTTGCTTCAACCTACGATATGCAGAATGCGCTTGCTGGCAGTCTTTAAACGTCCGTTTAACCTGCAATGTGTCAGGATTTACAACGTCACCAGTAGCGTTATCATCAACAATCTCCAATTCAGAAATCCTCTGCTTGTCAGAGTTTTTCATAATCCGCGCAGCTTTCGATGCGTAGACGTTTGTGATTTCTGCTGGAATTGGTTTGGTTGTATCTGCCATATTATTTGAGATTTAGCCAGCAATCTACTGGCAAATTGTCTGATGGGGAAATGCTGTCTCTGGACATGAAAACTGCGGACTTGTTGTCGTGACGCAGTAACAAGCAACCACCTAGTGCCTTTGATGTTTGGGTTTCTTTTGCCTGTCTAATACTTGCGCTTAATCTTTCAGTTGCCTTTACACAAGCACCACAACCGCTTTTCCATTGCACATTCTGTTTGCAGTTATGACAAATCTTTGCGCGTTGCTCTGCCAGTTCACTGGATACAAGTGCAATCTCTTGTGAAGAATTGATAACATTTTTAGCCCAAATCGTAACGTCATTTAGCAACTCTGTCTTTTGACTAGGTGTATTAACAGATGTTACAACTACCATATCAACTCCGTGACAGAAGTTGGGGTTCTTGCTACAGATGTACGAATTGACATCACCCTCCACGTCACCAACTGGCAAATGGTTTTCGGCACGAAAATTCGTGACAACCTCAATCAAGTTGTCATAGCTATGACCAGTGAGCTTTGCATCACCATCGTAGTAATGCCAACCCCCCGGCGGGATCATTCCAATTATCGGTTTTGCCATGAATTTTTGAGTTTTACGTCAGTTTTGTAAGGTTTGCAAGGAAATTCTTACTTATTTATCAAATTAATTGCTGAAATCAACGAATTCATAACTTTCAATTCCAGTGTGTTTTTTCTGGAAAACAAACTTTTCTGGTTTTGGTTCTGTCATCGTGGCAACAACTCCACCTCGTTGCCTCATCAAATAGACCAGCAGGGACAGGGAATCCAGAGCGTCTGGAGAGTTTTGCCTAGTCCGTTTAACGAAGTCCCCTTTGCTCTCGACTCGTACCAATCCCTGCCCCTGTTGTTTGTACCTGCGAGAAGTTGCTTGACGAACCAACTCCTCGGTACGGAAACTAGGTGATATTTTTAGATACTCAAACTCTAGGTATTTAGCAAGTCCGAAAATCAGTTCTGTAACAACTCCTGAATACAATTCGTTTGCGCGTTGTGTGTCATCTCCCAAGATATGGGTTTCGGAACTAGCCCATGAATAATTGACTCCCATCACTTCGCTTCCGTAAAGTGACTTCAACGCATCGTGGATTCCTGCTCCGTTTCCAGTTCGGTCAACACATAGCCAATTCGCTCCGATCCTCATCTCCTTTGCGAATCGAATGATCTCTGCGGTCTGTTCCAATGTCGCTAGTTTCGGGAACTGCATTTGCGAATCCAGTTGCAAGCACGTCTTTGGTTTTTTGAATTCACGGAATTGTCCATCCCTCGGAGTCCAACCATCACAGAGTCCGTATCGCCCGAATGAGCAGACCACCTGATCTCGCCCTTCCAATGCCAAATCGAACGCTGCTAGAGGCACTACAGGCCCAATAAACCGCAAGCTACCCATTGAGTTGTCCATCATGGCAGGAGTGATGATTGCCATCGAGATACCTTCTTGCGGGAAGAATCCACGGGCCATTGTGTAGTATTCGGCAGTCCTACCCTTTGACTCGTATGCCATGTATCCCTCGTAGGACTGGAATCCCGGGAAAACAATCTCCTTCTCCAGCACGTTCTCGCACCTCGCTGCGTCCAGCCTCAAGATATGCCACCCCTCCCTACTTTCCCATTCGAAATCCTCTTCACAGTCCACACTCTGCCAACCTCGTATTGGTTCACACCTTTTTCCGAATTCACTATTCCTGTCCTTTGGGTTCGATGCGCCAAAAATCTTGATGCGTCCCTTGGAATCCTTTGTGTCAGCAGCAGACAGGATGTTTTGCAAACCTTCCCAAACACCAGCGGGAACCTCCTCTGCTTCGTCCAGTACAACGTGTGTCCTACTCATCTGCCCCCACTTGGGATCTGGCTTTTGTCTTGGGGAAGGGTGGAATCCACGGAGCGTTCCAGTTCCGCTATCACCCTTCGGAACGGCAACAAGATGGATCCCGTTCTTGTCATCGTCATTTGCTTGAATACTTTTCACCAGATCTTCGCTGCCTTCGTACTCTGGACGTACCAATGCGGTGCGGTAGAAGTTTTTGATTGCAGCGAATACGTTTCTCTGCGCGTGTGCCTCAGTAAGCGAAACTACTTTAATACAAGTATATTCTGGATCTCGCATCCAGTCTAAAAGGAACCATGCGGCAGCGTTGAATGTCTTGCCCATCGCT